CAACGTTTACACCAACACATGAACCATGGTCGAGAGAAACAGGGGCACTGCAACAAAACAACGGCGTTCTCAAACCCAGCACGAAACAACAGGATATCTAGATGGCCATCCCAGACCAAGGAATAATAGTAGCAAAACAATCGCCACCAACTGATCGTCTGGCACCACTGAGTTTACTTGGGTTGCCTTCGGCTGCACTAGGAGTTGGGTTACCCAGCATTCAAAACGACATACCTGGTTTACGCAGGAACAGCGTAAAAGCACTGATGACACAGATTGCATTCATGGAAACAGGAAACGATCTCTCTTATAGTGTTGGACCAAGATTTGGCAGATATGCTGTGCATATAAAAACCTTAATCAACTATGGTTATATAAATGAGAACGGCGAAGTATGGACAAACAAAGATGGTATAGACTCAATAGCCACGTTCCTGAGCAATCAAGCTGTGCAGGACAGCATAATGGAAAGATACCTAACTGAGCAGTACAAAGCATGTATAGACGCAGGAGTTATTGTAGTAGGTGACACTGGTGATACTGTCGCTGGATTCCTTGCAGTTGCTCACCAGTTCCAGGATCATATATCCACGTACCGCACAAGTTTTACCGTACCCAACGAAGTATATATTACTGCTAATGTTTCTCGAGTTAGTAATGTTGCGTTTATAAACACATACCCTGTGGCACACAGTTTTGGCTCAGGGAGGACTGTAACAGTAGCAACATCATCTAACGTTACACTTAACGGAACCCAAACTGTTGGTAATGTAATTAATTTATACGAATTTGATTATACTAATCAACAAGCTGGCAACGCAAATATTGCATTGACTGCTGACACCGGAACTGTTACCAGTTCGGCACAATATCCTGTCAGCAGTATAGGCAGTGCAAACGAATCACTCAGTGACGTATCTCCAGCAGGATTAAGAACACTGTTTGTGCAAGGATTACCTGTGCAGGTGTCAGGTGCTGGAACTTATAATGGTATATACGAAATACACACCATGACAGATACTACCAACAATAGCACGTTTAGATTAGGCAAAGCAATTAGTAGTAACATTGCTAGTGGTACAGTGTCACGATTACGTAACACAGATCTGAGTTACGTTATAGCTCGCACAGCAAATCTTGCTATCAACCTGGCAAACACATTGAGTTATTTGGGCAGTGCCGACACAGCATACCAACAATATGTTGATAGTGGCATTGCTGATATTGCTGGTGACTTTACTATAACTTCGGCAACTCCACTAAACGAAAGGAAGTTGTACGCAACAGTTGAGAATCTAAATGCCGCGTCATTGAGAACCACACAAATTGTTCAAAGTGCATTATTTTCCAATATAAGCGGACTTGCTCAAGTGACAGCCATTGGTTCGGCTGGAGCAAACATTACTATCTTAAATAATAGTATTACATCAGTTTACACTTCGTTGATAGCATCTAAAGTAAAAGAATGGAAAGTCCAAGCAGATGTAATAGTAGACAGCCAAGGCAGGCCAGGATCACTGTTTTTTAATGCTGGCAAACATGCAGTAAAAACCAGTAGTCAGTAGACACAGAAAAGAGTAAATACAGTTATGGTAGCAAGATATAAAGGTTTTAGTACAGTAAATCAAGTTAAAAAGTTCCGTCTAACTGACTATGAACTTGTTAAGCGTGACTTAATAAATCATTTCAGTATAGAAAAAGGACAAAAACTGATGAACCCCGCATTTGGTAGTATTATCTGGAAAATGCTGTATGAGCCGCTCACAGAAGATACCAAGGCTGTAATAATAGAAGATGTACGTATCATAGCAGGCTATGACCCAAGACTGCGGGTGGACAGTGTACTCATGGACGAATTTGAACACGGGCTACAGGTACAGATTGACCTAACATTCCTCCCTGGGAATTTTACAGATAGTCTTAATTTAGCATTTAACTCCAACACAAACAATCTAAGCGTTTTATAATATAAGCCGTTTTTGAATGCCATAAATACCTAATAACAGGTATTTGATGAGATATGGCTACTACTACACGACAAACTAACTTATTGGTCCAAGAAGATTGGACCAAAATCTATCAAACTTTCAGAGAAGCTGATTTTCAGAGTTTTGACTTTGAGACTATACGCAAGAGCATGATTGAGTACTTGCGTACTTACTACCCTGAAGATTTTAACGACTTTACAGAGTCAAGCGAATACGTTGCACTTATTGATTTAATTGCATTCCTTGGTCAAAGTTTAGCATTTAGAACAGATCTAAACGCTAGAGAAAACTTTTTAGACACAGCAGAACGCAGAGATAGTATTCTCAAGTTGGCTAGACTTGTTAGCTATAATCCCAAGCGTAACATACCTGCATCGGGGTTTATAAAATTTGAAAGCATCCAGACATCAGAAACAGTGTTTGATGGATTAGGCAATAATCTCAGCGACACATTGATTACCTGGAACGACACCACCAACGAGAACTGGTTAGAACAGTTTACCGCAGTATTAAATGCAACATTGGTAGATCAACAGGCTGTAGGGAAACCAGGTGGTAGTAAAGACATAAACGGCATTACTACCAGCGAGTACACAATTAGGTTGGCAAACAGCATAATTCCTACACAGTCATATACGGCTAGTGTAGCTGGTATCACCACTCCTTTTGAGATCGTGAGTGCCACCACAGCAGACAAAGAATTTGTATACGAACGTTCACCTAGTCCCAACGGACAGTTTAATATTCTGTATCGCAACGACAATCAAGGCAACGGATCAAACGACACTGGTTACTTCTTTTATTTTAAACAAGGTGAACTGAAAAAACTAGATTTTCCTATTGCAGATAGTTTGCCAAATCGTACTGTAAGCATTAACTTTAACAACATCAACAACACCGATATTTGGCTCAGCAAGTTGCTACCTAGTGGAGTTGTTGACACAGAATGGACACAAGTGCCAGCTGTTAACGCTGTTAATGTTATCTTTAATGAAACAAGTGAAAGAGATTTGTACAGTGTTGCTACTAGAGCCGATGATCAAGTTGATTTGGTGTTTGGTGACGGAGCATTCACAAACATTCCAATTGGAAACTTTAGACTTTTCTATAGAGTATCCAATAACCTGACCTACAAAATCACACCTGACGAAATGAGCAGTGTGACTGTTAACATTCCATACAGAGGAAGAACAGGAAGACCAGAAACACTCACAATACGTGCGGCATTGCAGTACACAGTAACCAATGCTAACGCAAGAGAAACACTTGAGGATATTAGAACAAAAGCACCACAGCAGTACTATACACAGAATCGCATGGTGTCAGGCGAAGATTATAATATCCTTCCCTACACTACATTTAGTAATGTTGTTAAAGCAAAAGCAGTAAATAGGTCAAGTTCTGGAATCAGTAGATATCTCGATGTTATTGACCCAACTGGTAATTACTCCAGCACAAATATTATTGCACAAGATGGCATAATCTATGATGAAGATCAAAGCACAAACACTGTGTTTCAATTTACCAGCAGTAGTGAAGTTAATTTTATTGTACAAAATACAGTACAACCGTTAATTTCAACCACAGAAGCAAAGCACTTATACTACAAAACAGCCACCAGACAGACACCAACAGCAACGTGGACACAAACATTAAGTAGTGGGGGTAGAAGTACAGGAACTTTTGATTCAAATAACTACACGTATCTGACTCAAGGAGCATTGATTAAGTTTTCAGCACCCAGCGGACAGTATTTTGATGCACAGAACCAATTACAAACAGGCACACTGGTTACAGAGTACCAAAGAACAACAATCTGGGCAAGTGTAATTTCTTACCCAACCCCGGGCATCGGAAGTGCAATTTTAAGTGTTGTTGTACCATCTACTGCTATTGTGTCACAGGTTATTCCAGTATTCAAATCTAGTTGGCCAACCGCATTAATCACACAGATTGCAAACAACATTCTCAGTTATAAATCATTTGGACTCAGATACAATGTTACTGAAATGGCCTGGCAGATCGTCAACGAAGTTAACCTTGGAACAGGAGACTTCAGCTTAACCAACGCAGGAGACATCACCGGAACTGGATTGGACAACAGTTGGTTCTTAAAGTTGTCATTCGCCAATGGTGAGTATACTGTACAATCACGTGGCGTCAACTATTTTTTCCAAAGCGAAAAAGAAACAAGATTTTATTTTGATCCTGATGCAAAGGTATACGATAGTAGAACAGCAACAACTATCCGGGACGCTATTAAAGTATTGCGCACCAACACCCAGCCAGACAGTGCAAGTAGTTTGTTCTATAGCCAAACCTGGAGGATAGATAACAAGGTAATACAATCCGACGGGTTTGATGATAATAGAAAAATACTTGTTACATTCCCTGATGATGAACTTGATGGTGTGCCAGACAACCCAGACTTGTTTGAAACACTAGTAGACCCTGACACCAATCCTGCGACCAAGTATGTGTACTTTGTGCAATCATTGAATGAAAACAATTTCTTAACATACAATCCAGTTGACCGGACTGAGATTGTTTCACTTTATGCAACAGAGACAGATATTTTAAACAAGTTGACCTTGTACACATCCGGAACTATTTTTTATGCGTACACAGAAAACAAATTTTACGAGACATCTGGTACAGCACTAACACAGGTAACAAATTATATTGCTCGCAACGGCCGGCAAGATTTAATGTTCCAGTATACACACAACGCACCAAATAACAGAAGAATTGACCCAAGTCCAAACAATCTAATAGACTTGTACTTGCTTACTGCTGATTATAGTACAGCATACACTGCATACATTGCAGATACAACCAATACTGTTACTGAACCAGTTAAACCAACTGGATCTGAGTTGAGTATTAATTTTGGTAGTATCGAATCGCTTAAAACAATTAGTGACAGCTTGATTTACAATGCGGCAACTTTTAAGCCTTTGTTTGGTGCTAAAGCTGATTCAGTTCTTAGAGCTACATTTAAAGTTGTGAAAAATCCTGCAGTAACTGTCAGCGATAACGAAATAAAGAGTCAAGTTATTTCTACCATTAACAATTACTTTGACATAGCCAACTGGGACTTTGGTGAAACATTTTATTTCAGCGAACTGAGTGCATATTTGCACAACGAACTGGTACCCAACGTCAGCAGTATAATTATTGTGCCAAGTGCAACAAATAATTCGTTTGGCGATCTATATCAAATAAATGCAGAACCTAACGAAATTTTTGTTAGTGCCGCAACAGTAAGTGACGTACAAATTATCTCTGCAATAACAGCAGGGCAACTTAATAGAACATAGGTGGATATGTAATGGCTGTATTTAAGACTCATCGTTTTTTACCTGAGGTTTTTCAAACTAATGCAAATAAAAAGTTTTTAAATGCCACACTGGATCAATTGGTTAGCGAGCCAGATCTTAAAAAAATCAATGGATATATTGGTAGAAGATTGGCTCCTACATTCAGGTCATCGGACAGTTACATACAAGAACCAACAACTGAAAGACAGGATTATCAACTAGAACCCAGTGTTATAATAGAAAATGCAAACACTGGTGATATAGACTTTGTAACCACATACCAGGACACACTGAGTAAAGTAGGCTACTATGGCGGTTTTAACAATAACCAAAATCGTCTTTTTGATAACGAATATTATTCATATGATCCCAAGGTTGATCTTGACAAGTTTGTAAATTTCAGTCAGTACTACTGGTTGCCACAAGGTCCAGACAGTGTACAAGTATCTGCCACAGACATACCAACAGAAAAAACCTACACAGTATCTTACAACCCAACATCAAACGAATACACATTCACTGACAACGAAAATATTCCTAACCCACAAATTACACTGGCTCGTGGCGGCGTATACAAGTTTGTAATCAATGAACCAGGTAATCAGTTTTTTATTCAAAGCAAGCCTGGCTCAAACGGAATTAATCCTGACCTGCCCAATCAAACCACAAGATCAATTCTGGGTGTTACCAACAACGGTGAGGATCAAGGAACAGTTACATTTAGTGTTCCGCTTGAAGATGCTCAAGTAAGATACACATCAATGCCTGTTGCAGGAAACGCTAATTATGCTACTGCACTTGCATACAATCAAGTACAAGGTGCTAAGCCACAAGAACTAATTGATAGTCTTGGAGGTGTAGACGGCCCAGTTAAATACCTTGATGGCACCAACATTATATTCGTTACTACACAGTATATCGATGATGCTTTTTGGGTAAACACTACTCGAACAGTGGACGGAGTTGTTTATTTTGATCAAAGTAATCTAGTACCACTAGCAGAAAGAACCAGCATTTATAACATAACGATTATCCCTGACTCAAGTGGTGACGATCGTATATTGCTCACACAAGCAATTTCAGTAATTGACGAAAACAAAGTACGTGTAATAAGCGGACAAGTTAATGCTGGCAGAGAGTTCTTTAAACGTTTAAATGTTTACAATCAAATACCGCAAATTACAGCACCTTTGCCAGTTCTTTACTACCAGAGTTCAGCTGACACAGACGCTGTGGGATTCATCAGCATAGTTGATCCTATTACCAATACCATAGACCCTGACATTGAAATTGCAGGAAGACCCAACTACACCAGCCCAAATGGTGTGGTGTTTACCAACGGTATGAAGATCAAGTTTGATACGTCAGTTACTACTGCATATCA